GGTCACGTTTCAGCCGTTGGGACTATTTCATGCCTGCCCTCCAAAATCTCGGCCAACAACCAGTATTGAATAAGGAGATCGATCTTTCTCACCCCCAACCTGAAGGTGTCTTCGGATATCAAGATCAATATTATGAGTACAGAAGGATCGAGTCTCGCGTCAGTGGTGAATTCCGTACGTCTCTTAAGTTCTGGCATATGGGTATCGAATATGATACTCCACCGGCGCTTAATGGTGATTTCGTTGAGGCCGTCCCTACTGACCGCGTTTATGCGGCAGGTGGTGCTGCCCACCAACTTCAGGTTCGTGTCTGGAACAAAATTAAGAGGAAATCTCTTGTGTTCCCTCAAGGACGTCCTCAATTAAAATAGTTTTGGTTTGTCAATTAAAATCGTAGTTAATATCAACAATTGTTACATAAAAGGTTAATAAAATGAAACGTCATCCTATGTTAGTCGCTCGTGATAAAGCTTATGCTAATGCTGTTCAACATTCTCGTCTTACCGTTGATGGTAAAATGAAGGTTAATAAGATGCCTTTGGCTGAAGATCTTGTTGGTCTTCGTCCGTTATCCAAGGAAGAACAAATTTCTCGTTATTCTGGTCATGGAATTGTCGATTTCAATCTTGTTCCGGATGATAAGTTCTTCCGTATGTTCCCAGAACATGCTTGCAGATCTGATGATGATTTTTTGGATCATCTCGATGACCTTCCGGAGGAAGGTCTTTCCCCATTTGAATTGGCTGGAATAGCAAATGCTCAGCATTATATCAATTCTGGACGCGGTTTCGACTTCGTCCCTCGTCCTGAGGCCTCTGAGGAAGAGGCTTCTCCTGAGGCATCCTCGCCAGAGCGCGCCCACAACGCAGGTGGCGGCGAGGATGCCCCCGGCCAAGCGGCCGGGAAAAGCACAGTACAAACCTCTTGATGTGTACTGTGCTAGGTGACAGGATTTTAAATCATGGCAACTAAAAATAGACGTCATCGTGTAAACCGGGTAAATTACATAAATGAGCGGGATCTTAATACGATCCCTAACCGACCAAGGTTGCTCTTTCCTAAAAAAATAATCCCGGTCACACATCGTCTTACTTCTCTTATGGATCGTCGCGTGCGTCCGTTTACGGACCCGCGCATCCGTTCTCCTCAAATCGCTGTTTCTGCTCGAGCGATTAAAACTACTCAAAAATATATCAATCCAACTCATGTTGGTAATGTTCCTAATATCTATAAAACTCTTCCTCGCGAAGCTGTTGTTTGTGTTCGTCGTCAACAACGTAAGGAAGTTATATTTGCTATCGGTAAAGGCGGTTCTCGCCGTAATCCTAAAAAGTATCGCACTAATGCTGATACTAAAATTCAATGTCGGAGAAAATAAATGGCTAATGTTCCTACTGTTTCGACTTCTGTTGGTCTTCCTCAAATTATCGGTTCTTGGGCCGGATCTGCTTTAGGCGGCCCTGTTGGTGGTTTCATCGGTAATGCTTTAGGCGGTGCTGTTAGTGGTCTTTTCGGAAAGAAAAAACGCGGTCCCGATGAAGGTGACCAAATTGTTATGCGTGGTCGTGCTCTTGATGCCGACGTTGCTCAAAAAATTGAAACCGGTAAAAAATACGGTATTCATCCTCTTACTATGCTTGGTGTTCAATCCCCTTATGTCGGCCAGTCTACTATGTCTTCATCTGGTCCGTCTTTTGGTCAGGATCTCGCTATGCAAGGTGTCGATCTTGCTCGTTCTGTCGCCGCTGGTCAGTCTAATATGGAACGTCTTCAAGAACGTTTAATTACAGCTCAAATTGAAGGTCAGGAGATTGATAATGTATCACGTGCTTCTATGCTTGCTCGTGCTAACCAACCCGGTACTGGCCCTAATGGTGTGGGTTTGTCTGAAACTATTTCGAAAATGAATGTAAATAAAGTTGGTTATCGTGATGATATGCAACCTCTACATACTATTGGTTATGACGAAGCTGGTGATCCTATTCGTTTTTATAACGAAGAGCTTGGTGATAATGAGATTGCTCAGGCTCTTCATGCTTTTCGTTATACTATTCCTGATTATTTATCAAACAAAGGTAATCGCGTAGGTCGTTCTTTTGGTAACTTCTTTCGCAATTATAAATTTCATAAATTTCCTGAAAGGAGGTGATTATATGAGAATGAGAAGAAGAAGAAGTATGCGTCGTCGTTTGACTCTTCGTCGTGGTCCTATTAGGGCTCGTCGTCGCGGTCGTTTCCGTCGTCGTCGTACTTCCTCCGTTCGCCCTATCCGTATTGGATTTCGTCGGGCATAAAAAAACCCCGGTGGGGGACACCGGGGTTTCTCGTCACTTGGTCAAGGACAGAAAGATTATACATTATGCTTTGTGAAAAGCCAATATCTCCCTCTACTGTTTCTTCAAGAATTGCATTCCCTTGCGGTCAGTGTATTTCTTGTCGTATTTCCCGTCGTCGTGTTTGGGCCCATCGTATTCAACTTGAAAGTTCTCTTCACGACAGTTCTGTTTTTCTTACTTTAACTTATGATAATGATCATCTTCCGGATGAATTTTATCATCCTAAGCGTCAGCGTACCTATCATCCGCTGTCAGTTGTTCCTGATCACCATAAAAAATTTATGAAGGATTTAAGATATGATTTGGATAGACCTATTAGGTTTTTCGGTGTTGGTGAATATGGTGAAGTTTCTCAGCGTCCCCATTATCATTATGCTTTGTTTGGCTACCCCCGGTGTGACCATGGTTCTCCTATTACTAATGGTGTTTTTCATCCTTGTCGTTGTAAGAGCTGTCTGCTTATTTCTCGTAATTGGAATCGCGGCCATATCTTCAATGGTAATCTCCAACTCGATTCCGCAAATTACATCGCAGGATATGTAACTAAGAAGTTAACGACTGATAAATGTAATTGTGATTTTCATACATTAGGAGGTCATCATAAAGCCTGTCCCGCTTATATTCTTGATGGTCGTTTCCCTGAGTTTTCCAGACAATCTAATCGTCCTGGGATTGCTGCTGAAATATCTGATAAAATTGCTAAACAATTACAAAATCATTGGCTCTTGTCTCCTGACGAAGTTCCGTCTATACTTGTTCATGGTTCAAAACCTTTACCGCTTGGTCGCTATCTGAAGGACAGAATACATGCAAAAATGGGTCACTTATTCGTACAAGGCGAAAGGCTTCGTGAGTACGAGAAGACGTTGCACGATATGTTCGAGAATCGTCCGGACTTTGAGGAAATTGCGCCGCATTTAAATTTATCTACCCGTCGAGCTCTCGAATTTTTGGGAGCTCAACGTATTACTGATTTAAAATCTAAACAACGTCTCTACAAAAAGGAAAAACTACTATGAAGAGGTTCTTACATGACAGTTCACACGAAGTTCTCACTACCTTCAACCAAGGCAATTTCATACCTATTCAGGTGTTCGATGCCGTTCCTAACGAGACTCTTCGTCTCGGTGCTGATCTTGTTATTCGCACTCAGCCTTTACTCGCTCCAATTTACGCAAAGTGTAAAGTCGTTGTCTCTTATTATGCCATTCCTATCCGTCTCGTCTGGCCAGAATTTGATAAGTTCCGTACTGGCGGTCCTGATGGCGATAGCACTGTTCAAGCTCCTTACATTACTATCCCTGAAGGAGGTTTCCCTGTTGGTTCTCTTATGGACTATTTGGGTTGCCCTACCGATGTCGGTGATGGTACTCGGGTCAGTGCATTATATGCCCGTGCTTATAACCTTGTCTGGAATATGTTCATTCGCGACAAGGACCTTCAACCCCCTCGTGTTATTAATACTGGTAATGGCGCCGATACCACTACTGATTTAACCCTTGCTAATATTTGTTGGGAAAAAAATAATTATACTACAGCTCGTCCTTATCCTCAGAAAGGTGATGCCGTTTCTATTCCTTTGACTGGTGATGCTCCTGTTATTGCTAATGGTCTTGGTGGTAACTATTTTGGTCAACAAGTTTCTGCTCCTGTTTCGACTTCTAAAGTTTATATGGGTGCTACTGCTCCTAATGCTAATGATCTTGTTGCTGATCTTTCATCTGTTTCTGCTGTTAATATAGAGGATTTGCGGCAGGCTTCTGCAATTCAACGTTTTAAAGAGCTTATGTCTCGTTTCGTAGGGGAAGGAACCTTAAATGAGTTTTACCGTCTGTTCGGGGTTGCCCCGCAAGATATGCGTATGCAATGGCCTGAACGCCTTGGAGGTGGAGAGTCTGTCATTCAATTCTCTGAGGTCCTCCAAACTGCTGAAGGAACTGACCCCGTTGGAGAATTACGTGGTCACGGAATCGGTACAGCAAGAGGCCGCCCGGCTATCTATCATACATTGGAAGACTGTATCATCCTTGGGTTTGCATCCGTCAAGCCCAAGACTGTATATATGCAAGGCTTGTCCAAAATGTGGTCACGTTTCAGCCGTTGGGACTATTTCATGCCTGCCCTCCAAAATCTCGGCCAACAACC